GAAGTTCGGCTGGCTCATCGTTGTCCTTAGCTCGTGGTCGGTGGTTGTGTGGTGTTGTAAAAAATATGTTCTATATTCGGTTATGCCGCCCAAAACCCCGGACGGAAAGGGAAACTATGTTAGAAAGGCAAAAGCGCCAAATCATATGGAGTGCCAGCATAAACATCCGGCAACTCACCATTAGCTACCTTCTCACGATACAAAAGGGTTACTTCGCTATCGTCGAAGGGGAATTCCTTAGCTTCATACCTACGCTTGATCTCTGCTAAACCCCACTCATACTCGGCACCGGGGCGCGCAGCCGGAGCATTAAAAGAACGCCCAATCAACTCAGCACGCATCCACCCCTCCGGAGTATTTGCATCAGATATGGGCTTCGTAAAATCGAACGGAGCACGCCAATACTCAGGGTCTTCACGATAATCGTAAGCTTCTTCTGCGATCTCGCTACTCATGGGGAACCTCCTGATAATATGCAAAAATGTGTGCCTACACCGGCACTATGTGCGACGCCGCTTAGGGCGCTCATGATAGGCGGGCGGTGTGCGGCACCGCCGATAGTTCCCACTATACGGGCTCCCGCGCGACCCGCAAGCGGTTTCGTCACCGGGCGGGCGCCTCTGAAGAATCTGGGTATAAAAAATTCAGTAACGAGTCATCCGATACGAATACATCATTCACCCACGGTTGCGTTTAGTCTCTCACCTGTTGCCTTGTGTCCTGTCATAGTGAGGTGTGACTGGTTATGATGGCTGGTATGGACTCACAATTCATAGCAAATCTTATTTCCGGCATATCGGCAGCCGCTGCCATTGCTTCGGCGATTTTTGCAGGACGTCAAGCTATTAGTTCTAAGGAAGCTAAGGCGAAGGCAGATGAAGCGCACAAAGCAGCTCTAGATATGCGTGATGCGGCTCAGCGTTCTGCAAAGGCCGCAGAAGAACAGGCTAACCAGGCTGAGCTGGCTCGTAAAGCTGCAGAGGAACAAGTCCGACAGGCTGAGAAGTCACTCGAGCAGATGCAGCAGCTTGTTGCTGAACAGCAGAGCCAATCCCAGTCACAGGCTGATATTGCATCCAATCTGTGGCGACCTAAATTCCAGCTGACGCATGTCCGAGGATTGCGATATAAGCTACAAAATATTACTAAGCAGTCTTTGAATGTGATTAAGGTTGTGAATCAGGATGAATTTTTCCGGTGCGATGATATTCACCAGCAGTTCAACCCAGGTGAATCACTCGACGTCCTTCTAGGTGGTGTGATGGGGATGCCCTTACCATCAAATTTAATTCTTCAGATTGAGGGACATAACGAACCTATCTACATTCAGATTCCAGGTGAATCTGACTAAATCATTATTCGTGCTGGTATATGCCCTACCGACGGAGAGACCCGCTGACTCCTAATAGATAGCCTCGTACCGATACAGGTACGGGGCCATCTATTTGCCTTATTCTGAGGCAGAGGCGCCTAGAAAAATTACCGCGACAGGGTACATTCATCATATTTGCATCACAAATTACGAGAATTATTTTGCCCATATTCGTATTTCTGCGACATGATTTGGGACTGGTAGGGTACTTATCGGGCGTTCCGTGTACGCAATCAATATGACCAGCTACCTGCTACGTAATTATGCCCAACCCAAGGTCATCATCATGATTGGACTCACCCTATAAGTGTGATAAATGTAGAATGATTGGCATGAATAATATTCCTGCCTGGGTATCTGCGGGTGCAGCGACCCTTTCTCTCATTTTCACAGTGGTGTCATGGTACTTGTCCAACAAATCGAAGAAAGCTAAGGAAAAAGCTGAGGCTGCGCACCAAGCTACTCTAGACATGTGTGCGGCGGTTCAGCGTTCTGCACAGGCGGCAGAGGAACGAGTCGAACAGGTTGAGAAGTCACTCGAGCAGATGAAACAGATTGTCACTGAACAGCAGAGTCAATCCCAGTCGCAGTCTAAGATCGCAGCCAGCCTACTGGTCCCTGAGTTTGAACTGACTCATAAAGGAGGGGATGCAACCTTTAGTCTACGTAACGTCACTATGGGGCCTATTAAGGTTCTTGATGTGGTGAACTCAGACCAGTTTAAGGGACTAGAGCTCGAAAAGATTGTTAAGGAGTTTCAATCCGGCGAGAAGGTCGAAGTTACCCTACGTTATAGTAATGAGGACGATAACTTGCGCCTCCGAATCGACAGGCGGGATAATATCCTCTGCGTCCCAATTGAACGTAATCTCAACCTCCTACAAAATAGGTTGAGTGCATCATAAATCTATTTTTAACCAGTTTAAGGTTAAAACTGGTAAGGGTCTTTCTGAAGGAGTCTCTAATTTTAGTTGTGCCTAATGACAACTAGGTTATAGTTCAGAGAGCGTCATCAGGTATATAGATTGATTGATTGCGATTTACTCACAACTTTATAACGGGTAAACACCCACAATAAATAAACGATTCGGGCATAAAGAGACCCCCTGCGTTCCCCTTAGAGGAGGGGGAACACAGGGGGTCTCTGCCCTTAAACCAGAGAGGTACTCACGTACCCCGCAAGTTTTAGAAAGCCTTGTTTACCTAAGGGGCTAACTTCCTTGATATTCCGCGGGACTCAAGGGGTGCAACACCCATAGGTCACAATTTACTCACGATTTTCAACAGAGACAGCAGACTCCGCAGATACATCGTCAGCGACATCTTCATACAGCGCCGGGTCAGTGTTGAAGAACGCCAATGCGGTCGTGAGGATAGTGGTGACAGCACCAGTCACTACAGCGGCCTGCTCATTCGTCCAGATACCAAAGACAACCAGCACCGCAGACAGCGAAGGCGCAACAAGATAAATGCCCTTACGCAGGACGGCACGCTGACGGCGAGACAGATTACGCATGGTCTTCAATCTCCTTACCGAGCTCGTCGACCGCGTTCTGCAGCTTCTCCCACGACGCACGCAGAGCAGAGACCTCAGCCTTGTCCAGCGGCGCGGGGACGCCCTCGATGCCACGCTCAACCTTGCCCTCCTTGATCGCGTTCACGCGGTCAATAAGGCGGTCCAACTGCTCGTACCAGCGGCCAGGGCAAGCCGTATTGAAGAAGTCGCGGTGACCATGCACGTAGAAAGACTTGTTGTAGAAAGTCTCCAGATCAGCGATTACCTGGGCGACCGTTTCGAAGTCTTCGTTGCTCATCTCGGGGCGGCATTCGATACCAATCGAGCGCTGGTTTGCTGCCCAGTTACCTGCATGCCAGGCGATGTCCTTGATTTCTACGAGCTGGGCGCAGCGGCCAGCCTCCACCACAAAGTGGGCGGAGGTGCCGGGGCCGCTGGCAAAGAACTCGCAGACCTTCTCGAAACGCTGGTTGTCATTGCCCCAGTGATGAATCACGATGGTGTCGATATCGTCGATGGTGCGGTTTGCCTCGGTGAAGGAAGTGGCGTTGTATTCGGTGATGTCGGTGTACTGCACAATGTCTCCTTAATTAATGGTGGTGGTGTTGATTTCCAGCTTCACTGCCACGCCCATGTCGGTGGCGCGGTGCGGGGTGGGGATGTCTACGGTCATGTTTGAGGTGCCGCTGATGTCGTGTGCCCACCGCTCGATGGCAAAGCCGTAGCGGGGGTTCTTGCCCTTGTACTCTGCCTGCGCGATATTCGAGCTCAGGATGAGGTGGTGCGCCCAGTTCGTGATGAAGAAATCCGCGGCCTCTGCGGGCTTGGCTTCACCGCTGACGCAGTCGTGCCAGGAGCTGGATGCGCTGCGGCATCCAGTGACCTGCGAGGAATGACCCACCATCACGAAGCCGTGACCGCCGTTCTCCTGAGCAGTGCAAGAAGCGAGCATGTTGCGGCCACCACGGATGAAGAAGCCAGCGCCGGCGGCAGTGAAACGGTGCATATTGGAGGTGTCCCAGATACCTGCCGGTTTGCCCTCTGCCCCGTGAATCGAGCGGCGGTTATACCAGGACTTGCAACCAATCAGAGTGGTATTGGTCGCGTAAACCTCGAAGCCAGCATTAGTGCCGCCTGCAATATTCGCACCTGACACGTCCACACCATCCAGGATGTTGTCCGCTGCGCCAATCTCACGGCGACCAGCCGTGACGGAGGTGATGTGCTCCGGCGACTTACCAATCACCACGCCGGGGCCAAGAGTGCGGCGGACACGGACATTCCGCAGCTGACAGCCCTGGTCGTCCAGACCCAGCACAGCCACACCAAACGCGGCGTCCCAGATGAGGACGTTCTCGATGCGGTGGGCGCCGTCGGGCTCAGCCGGGTTATCCCCCAGCTCGGTATGCAAGAGGATGCCGCCAATATTCGGGTGCATACCATCCTGACCAGGGCGCGGGGTCGCCGACGAGACATGCGACGGGCGAGGGTGAGAGCTCTTGATCCAGAGGTCAGAGACTCCCATCAGCAGGTTGCCTTTGCCGATACGCGGGGTGAGCCAGGTGCCCGCGTGGATGATTGCGGTCTTCTGCTCCGAGCCGGCGCCAGTGTCAGCAAAGATGATGGTCGACTCGCGACCCGCACCCTGCAGATGCACACCACCCAACAGCTCAATGAACGGCGCGGACACCTTATAGCTACCTGCGGGCAGGTGAACGGTGCCGCCGCCCGCCTCATGAACACGGCGGATAGCTGCGTTAATCACCGCGGTCGAATCTGCTGCACCGGTCGGGTCTGCCCCAGTCGCAACAACATCCACCGTGCGGTGCTTAGCCGGCGACTGCTTCTGAACCTCCACAGCCTCCGGTACCTGTTCAACAATTTCGACGAGATACCTCATCGTTACTCCTTTAATTAAGGAGAGGCAGACATCTCGCGGTTGGGATGTCTGCCTCTCCACCAAATATATGCCGTCTAGCGCGGCAACTTTGAATCCTGCTCGGGCAGTTTGGAAGCCCAATGTGGGCTATTCTTTCCTTCGTACACTCCGTGTTTCGATGGCAGCAATCCTGTCCTCGCTGGCATCATGGCGCTTACGCGCATGCCGCATCTCATCCCGCAGCCCACCAATATCTTTCCGGAAATCGGCGTGCTCGACGCGAGCTGTAGCGAAGTCCCCGGCGATGGTATCCAACTGCTTCACTACGTTCTGCAGGGTGGAGTTCGTCTCTCCCTGCATCTGTGTCAGCGTTGCGCTCACCTGCTCGACCTGCGCGATAACCTTGTCCAGGTCGTCGCGCAGGTTCGTCTCATGGCTGTTGTTGGTCTGCTCCTTGATGGAGCGCACCTTGGAGTTCAGTCTCTCCCATTGCGGGGCACCCCACTTAAGCCAGACAATCAGCAGGGAGAAAAGCACGGCTCCGACTGAGACGACGGCTTGGATGATGCCGTCCAGCACCGGGTGCCCGATGCGGGGAATCTCCGGCAACATCAATCGCGCCTACTCTCCCACAGTGGTGGTTTCTTCGGCGTTGGGCGCCTTGAAGAGAACCCCAATGGCGTGCATGATGTACTCATCCGTCACGCGGGCCGGGTCCGCACCAGGAGAAGCGAGCGCGGCACGCTTGGCATTTAGCTCGGCCTGCGCCTCATCCAGTGCAGCCACTGCCTTGGCATGCTCAGCAACGGCGTAGGCGTGTTCGTCTGCGATGGTCTGGGTGGAGCCTGCCCCGGCGGGCAGGGAGACGAGCAGTCCGATGTTTGCCTCGACGGAGTACTGTGCGTTGGGGATGCGCTGGCGCTGGGCGGCCTGGGTGGCGCGCTTGAGCAGGTCGGCGTCCTGGGATGCTGCGAGTTCTTGTGCGATGGTAGCCATGTCTGGTTACCGTCCTTTCTAAGTGAATAATTTTTTTTGGGTTCCCGCACTGTGTTTTATGCGGGGGCGCCCGGCATCGTGGTTGGGAACGGATCGGAGGCTGGGTAGATTAGCAGCCCGCACCGCAGGTTGGTGCGGTTTCCTGGGGAAAGGTCGAGGTTTCCGCGGCGCCAGGTGATACGATTCCCGTCGCCCCTTGAGTGGAGGAGAATGATACCTCGGGACTCTCCCGTGTCTGTGACCACGGGGGCTAGTACAGGACTGTTGGACTGCCACCCGGGCGGATTATTGAGGAAGAGACGGATCTTCTCCCCGACATCCCTGTAGTTTTCTTCTGGGATGTCGGGGCGGTCATGGACGGTGAAGGTATCCCATCTACCGCCACGCACGGCGATGATGCACCAATCTCCGATACGGCGGTAGCAGATGTACCCCTCGGCGAGGGCGGGGGAATCTACGCGTCGCCAGCCAGTATCGCGCGGGGCAGCACTGGAGGCGAGGCGCTGTACCAGCGCAGTTGCTTCCGCGTCCAGCCCACCAGGTTCACCCTTGGGGCCGGGTTCGCCACGCTCACCACGCTCACCCTTGGGTCCGGGCTCGCCAGGGTCACCCTTGGGGCCGGGGGCACCACGTTCACCAGGGTCGCCCTTGGGGCCGGGCTCTCCACGCTCACCCTTGGGGCCGGGCTCGCCAGGGTCACCCTTATCACCCTTCGGACCCTGCTCGCCACGTTTCCCCTGCTCCCCGAGGATATTCGTCCAGTGAAGCTCCCCAGTCGGAGCATGGGTGAGACCACGATGCGCCAAATCGATAGTTTCATCGGCGGCCACTTCCAAGAAGCCAGGCGGGAACGGTACCGGATTACCGCGCTCGTCACGCAGCGAGCCAGTCACCTTATACGCCCAAGTTGACGGCTCCATGCCCTCGCCGGGAGCCAGCAGCAGAACCCCCTCCGCGCCACCATGAGGTTCTTCGCGAAGCACACCGTCCACCAGGTACGCGGTGCGAGCACCAGGGACATACACGGTCTCATGATCGGTGGCGTAGCTGGTCGGTGTGAAGGTTACGGTTCCGGTTGCGGGTACCTGGGTCCCGTACTTTTGCTGGTGGGTCTTGAATCGCCCTGTGATGTGGGCGTACTTTGCCATGTTCGCCTCCTTATACGGATTTCTTGTGCTGCGGGTAGAAGGTTGCCACGTATGTCTCGAAAACAGTGTCGCCTTCTGCCCAGGCGTTTTGTAGTGCCCAGAGCCAGTGGCTGGGCGGTTCGTTGTAGGGGTTTTCTACGGGTTCGCCGGCGGCATTGAAGAATGTGTCGTCGGTCAGGTAGATCGCGCGGACATTCAGAGTGGATGCCTTGCGTAGGCATCGGATTGCCTGTTCGGGGGTTTTGACGTCATGGATGCAGTGCCAGAAGCGCCAGGCAGGGACGCCATCGTATTCGCTGCGATTGTATTCACCGCGGGTGCCGTTCCAGTTGGGTTCCATGCCGTCGCCCAGGTAGCGGGCGGCTGCCTGCTCGTAGGTCATCAGCACATCGGCGGTCTGCACGAATTCCGCAGTGGTATTTGTACCAGGGTTGCCGATAACGACCTTGTCGGGGTAGAGCTCCTTGAGCTTCTGATAGACCGGCACGAGCTTCTTCCAGGATCCGTCCTGGTCACCCCAACCGTTGGGGTACTCGTCAAGGAAAAAGCCATCCACCTCGTACCAGTCCAGGTGGTTCTTGCATTCCGCGAGAATCTCTTCAGCCCGGCGGTTACCCCACGTAGTTCGCACGTAGCCGAGCAGGTACACGCCATTTCGGCGTACGAGATTTGCCTGTCGTACCCAGTCGTCCGATTTAGAATCGCCGGAGCCAGATGAAATGTTCAGCACAGCCAGCTCAGAGGTGCCTGCTGCCTGCATGATACCCTCCCATTTCGAGGGCTTTGGAGGGTTCTGGCGAGGGTTCCACCAGTCTGCCCACCAGTATGAGGGCGACCAGATGGCGCGCTTGCGCGATTGGAGGAACTTCGGGAAGAACGCCTCAGGCTTTTCTTTGACTACTACGGTGGTAGTATTTCCGCCCGGACTTGCCGGGTCGGGCTTGGGCAGGTTCGGGGGTACCGGCTGGGTGTGGTCTACGATGCCGGTCTCCGAGGGGCTGTAGGGAGAGCCAGAAAGGCGGGCATCTACCAGGTTGACACGCATGCCCGCGGACAGGTGCAGGAACCCCGCGGTGAAAGGCACACGGACGTTATCGGCATCGCGCAGAGTCGCGGTGACCTTATACGACACGGTGCCTTCATCAGGGGCAGGCAGGTTCGTAGGAGGTAGCACACCCGCAATGAGCTTGACCTTGACAGGCTTTAGCCCCAGGGTGTGGTCGTAGCGAGTTGGTGTGAAAGTGTATGTGCCAGAAGCGATACCTTTAGAGGTCATATCGCCCGCTACATGTGCGAAAGCCATAGGTTACTGCGCTCCCCCGTTCGAGAAATGCTCTGCGGCCTCGTCGATACTCATCATGTGAGCTCCAGGTGCTGCAGGCGGGTCGAGAGGCTCTGCGCTAGTGGTCATCTGTTCCTCGGAGGGCGCGAGCGCAATCAGCCCGAGGCGCACCTGTGCGTCGAGAAGCTCTTCGCGCAGGCGGTTGTTCTCCTGTGTCAGGTAGATGGTCTTTGCGAGGAGCTGGTCGTGTGTCAGCGTGCTCATGACTATTTCCTTTCCTTATGGCGCGGGCGTTGACCTGTTGAATGGCATCAAATACACGTCTGTCCAGACGTCAGTGGCGACATCCCTACCGATGTTGTATATGCGAAGCAGGCCGCCGCTACGGTTCACACCGGTCATGGTGGTTACCAAGGCTTGGGATCCGAACGGCTGCGCGATGAGGTACGGCTGTTGTTCCAGTTCTGGCCAGCTGAAACGCACCTCGACCCACTTTCCAGATTCAACACGGTATGGGCCGACTGACCGGACCCACATGTTCTTCGTCATTGACCAGAGGCCGTCCAGGCGCATGTTCCTGTTGACGCGTAGACTGTCGGTGATGTTCACACCACCCTGGGGGTCGACGAAGAAGCCCCTCGTCTCCGAATCAGCTGCGCCGAAGCGCTTCATCCCAAGTTGCAGTGCACCCTGCGGGGACATTCGGATAATGCCGATAGGTGCTCGCTGAGTAGCGTCAAGCGGTCGCATTTCAATGATTGACTCTCCCCCAGAGATAGGTCCCTGCGTGGTGCGAATCGTGAGGCCAGCCTTGTGATCTGCCGCTGTCGAGAAGACACCTCGGATATAGTTGTCTGTGCCGTTGGCATCAATCTTCACGGTCTGTTCGCCGGCGGTGTTGAATGCGCTTATTCCTGCGTTATTGAGCTTGATGCCCTGTCGCTCCTGGGTGGAGGTTTGAATCAGCCCGCCGGCAATCATTTCCGCAGCCAGCTCACGGGTCTTGATTTTCTTGGTGACCAGCTCTGGAGTGACGATGTTCTCGATGACGGTTAGATTGTTGAGGACTGCTTCCTCGGTAACCACAAGCTTTTTAGTTTCAGCGGACATGGAGCGCACGATGTTTGCAGCCAATTCGCCGGTAACGTTGAGCTGTCGGGTGTCGATGGTGCCAGGGACGATAAGGTTCCTGCCGTCAATCCACGGGGTTTTCGACTGCACCAGGCGTCTCTGCACGTTGGTAGCGATAGCTTCTGTGTCTACGTTGGCGCCTGCCGCCTCTGCTTCCTGGATGCGTCGTTCGGCTTCTTCCAGGCGGGTCTTGGTGGCTTCCAGATTGGCGCGGGAGGCTTGCACGGTCTTCACCGCGTCCTCCATACGAGTGTCGAACGCTGCGAGGGTGTCCCCGTCCCAGCGTAGGGAGTCACCCGCACTGGTCACGAAAGTGACACCCTCCCCAGCTGATGCCACCTTATTGCCGAAAGGAACGGAGGAGGGCGTGCGCAGCTTGGTTACCAGCTGTCGGAGGGTGTCTTTGCTGTCTGGGCGCTGGTCAATGAATCCGACCATGCGTACCACCTTTCTTCTACCATTGGGCTTCCTGGAAATCGATGGTAACCGCGGCGTCCAGGTTGCCGGAGAGCTTGATAATACGCATGTCCCTGGTGCCGTCCGGGATAGAGAGCCAGTTCCGAAGCGTTACGGTGGCAATGTCCCCCACAAAGAAAGAGCCGAGCGGGTTCTTCTGCGAGTTCGCGGGGAAATCCAGGGTGACCTGGTCGACCATTGCAGAGCGGGACGCGAGCGCGCCTTGGGCTTTGATGCGCAGGATTGTTTCGTCTGCTTGGTCGTGGTCGTTCATGACTCCTTCGATGTATGGGAGTCCGCCGCGGATTGCGTTGGGGTTTTCGGCGTAGGCGATTGCGATCCCTTCGCCTTCTCCTGCTCCGGTGCACCAGATGCGGTGGAGGATGTCTTTTGCACTTGAGGTGACTTTTACGCTGATGATTTCACCACCGGGTGCGGTGGTGTCGAAGTCTGGTGTCCAGGTTTGGGTGATGTAGGGGTAGTCTTCGGTGCCGTGGACGAATACCCATCGAATATACGTGTGGGTGTCGTCTGTCCACTGGGGGCGCAACATGATATCTGGGCCGTTGATGACTTCGGAGAGTTCTTTCCACCGTTTGCCGATGAAGTTGTTGGAGAGGTTCCATGCTTCGTAGGTGCGTTGGCGTTTTCCGGTGACAGTGCTTCGGGTGCCGTGGATGATGGGTAAGCGTCCGGCGGGGCGGTCCATGCCGTGCTCGCAGAGTGCCCAGGCGATATCTCCAAGGGTGGAGCCGGTGTATTCGAGGGTTGCCCAAATGGTGCGGCGTTCGAAGATTTCACGGATGCCGGCGAATTTCAGCTCAAGGGTGTGTTGCTCTTCGGCACCCCAGTCGGTGAGGATACCGGCGAAGATGGGGTATTCAATGCCGTCGGGTGCAGTATGGGTTAGCAGGGCGCCGCCGGATAGGGGCGTGTAGAAGCGTGGCTGTACGGTCGCCAGGTCGCTCTTGCGTACGGTGAAGCTGAAATCTTCGGTGTCGTTGAGCGTGATAGACCAGGAGCCGCCTGCTACCTCTACGGGTGAGCCGACGGCACCGGATACCGGGTCTAGCCAGTAGACGCGGTATCCGGTGCGTGCCGTTTTGCCCATGTTTTACTCCTTTGCTACGCCCATATCGACCACTGCGAGCTGGTCGCCTGCTGCGTTCTCGCGTACCATCCACCAGGGGTGCCCCCATTGGTGGCGGACCTTGTAGTAGATGCGGTGCACTCCGGCTTTGACCGTCCAGATACGGGCGAAGTCCTCAGTGTCAAAGACGTTGCTGTATCCGCGCTCTCGGGAGAGGATTTTCTTATCATCCAGCCAGATTTCATAGGTGACCGAACCGGTATCGCTGGTGCGCGCCGAGGCGTTATTCCCGCCGCCTACCGCGTTGGATACGGAGGAGGAGAGACGGATATCGATATTCCTATCGGTTGGCACGTAGAAGGTTCCCTCCCCGCGCCTGTATTCGCCCCCATTGACAGCGGCACGGTCCACATACCAGGAATGGTGCAGCAGACCCAGCAAACCACCCACGGGGCGGGAATAGACGATATTGCCCGCCTCGGGTGCCGCGCTGGTGGATGTCATACCCGCGCGGATCTCCCGCTTGGAAAGCATGACCGCATTCGAGGGTACCGAGGAGCCGATACCGACGGTCGCGTGGATATTACCGCCATCCTGCAAAGTGTTCTGCTTGACATACACGTACTCGGTGCGGGTACCGGTCGCGGGTGCGGGCTGGGTAGTCAGCTCCTGGGCCAGCACCGGAACACGCACCGCGCGCCCCGGAGAGAGATGGATGACAACAGCCCCACCGGCGACCTTGTACTTCATGGTGGACGTACCGGTCACCTCACAGCCGGAGATAACACCAGCCTCCGGGTACTCTGCAGCGGTGATGGTCTGAATGTCCTCGGGGGTGGTGCCATTACCCACCATGTCGTTAGGGATACCGAAACCAGTAGCCATATTTGCTCCTTAGATGTAGGTGTCTCGTAGATGAACATCCACCCAGCCGGTGGACGGTGCCAAGGACTCCACACGAGGCTGGAAACCGCTGCGGGCAGGCACCGAATGCCATTCCCTGCGAGAAAGTAGGTACGACATGTCGAATCCGCCGATGTAGATAGCGCCCTTATGGCAATCAACCGTTACCGGCGCGGCGGAATGCACCTGGTAGGGGTACTCAATCACACGCCCGCTATTGACCAAGCGGAATCCCGAATCCCACTCCCCCTGCACAACATAGGTGGGGTACGCGGTGGCGTTGCCCTCGTGAGCAAGCGCGACGCTGGAGGGTAAAGCCTGGTCGCCAAAGTGCAGTGTGCCCTCTGGTTTGGGTTTCTGTGCGAACAGCGGGTAGCGTAGCCCGGTGCCCTGGCCTGCGGGGAATATTTGGGTGGTGAATTCCGGTCCGTAGAGCCAGGGCTCAGGAGCGAGGAGGGGGACTTCAAAATGTAGGCCCACATCGCTGAGTAGCTCAGTCTTTACCGCCCCATCAATTCTTACGGCACAGGATAGCTCGCCCCAGTCAGAGGAGACGGTGAGGTTGCCGAGTGCGCCGTCCCAGAGCAGGGATGAGGTGAACCTAGCGGACAGGTCGCGGGCGCTCATGCCGGGGGCAACGATGGTGCCTTTGAGCGTGAGCGTTCGACCTGACCGGCGAGCTGGCACTGAGAGCATCCCGTGTCCGAGCTTGCGCTGAATATCGGAGCTCTCTACACCCACTCCACCGTAGAAACCATCTATATCGGTGAGCCAGATTTCCAGCTCATCTGCGGTTTCGTAGGTGGAGAGCACGATTTCTCCGTGTGGACCGGATAGAGCTGCACGCCAGACGGAGCGAGCGCCGTCCTGAGCGAAATCGACCATTAGACCAGCACTCCGTTCATCTCATAGTTGATTGCCTGCATAACTCGCTTACCGAATCGGTCTACGTCTTCGACGCCGGTGGGCGGTTCAACGTGGACGTGCAGCTGAGGCTTTGCACTGGGTGCGGGGGCGGGGTTGTAGGCGGTGTTGGCGTTGATAGATCCGTTCAGGTTTGCCAAGGCTGGTTCGTTCACTGCCACGTTGAGGTTCCATTCAATGTCTCGCGGTGCCAGGATGTCGTAGAGGTCATCCATGGAGTTCTGCACGGAATCAATGGCTCCATTTGCCATGCGGCGGACAGAGTCGCGGAGTGCTCCGGTTCCGTTCTCTACACCGACAGCGACACCTGCGGGGATCCAGCGGCCGACCTGGTCACGCATGACTCGTGACGGTGAGTGGATACCGAGGATGTCTTTAGCCCAGCCGGGGAGCATACTCAACAGGTTGTTGAATCCCTGGCGGACTGCACCGATACCGTTAGCGATACCTTGCCCAATGCCTGCCATGATGTCCGAGCCAACCTGCACCATCTTTCCAGGCAGACTGGAGATGGTGTTGATGATGTCGGAGCCGAGGTTACGGAAGAAGTTCACTACCGACTGGATGCCGTTGCTGACACCGGTGATAATGCCGTTCATGATCGTTGTGAAGAACGATTTGATGCCATTCCAGGCGGCTTCCCATACTGCCTTGATGAAGTTCACGCCGGCTTCAATAATGCTGCGGACAACATTGATAGCACCGGTGACGATGGACTTTATCAGGTTCCATGCGCCTTCGAGAATCTGCTTCACGGCGTCCCATGCCCCCTTCCAGTCGCCCTTGAGCACACTGGTAAAGAGCTTGATGATGCCGGTGATAATGTCGATAGCTGCCTTGATAATCGGGACGATTGCCCCGATAACTGCCTGCACTACCGTGAGGACCATCTGGATTGCGGGCACCAGAATCTGAATCAGCATATTGACAATCGGCAGGATTGCCTCGATGAGGCTCAGCACGATGGGAATAACCGTGTTGATAATTGCTGCAATCAGAGGAAGAAGCGCCGCTAGAATTGCGCCGATAACCCCGATGAGCGCCTGGAAGACAGGCAGGAGCACCGGGATAATCGCGGTGACAATATCAAGGAGAGCAGCTGCCAGCTGACCGATAGCACCGACCACGCTCACCACGACTGGGACAAGCTCAATAAAGATTCCGACGATCTGCGGGAGCATAGCCAGAATCGCACCGATAGCCTGCATAATGACCGGCATAATCGCCTGGAAAATCTGCGCAATCTGAGGCAGGAATGACATCAGAGTAGTTGCCAGCTCCATAATTGCCGGCATCAGCTGAGACATCACCTGTTCGCCAATCGGTGCCAGCTGTTGCATAAGCGTCGTGCCGAACTGGACGAACAGCGGGATTAGCGGAGACAGGGACTGCACAATCTGCGGGATCCATGCGCCCATACGCTCGAAGAATCCGCTGACTACCGGAATGACCGGCTGCAACGAAGCAACGATAGCCGGGCCGAGCGTCTCAAAGATGGGACCCACCATAGACGCAATCTGCCCGACCACGTTACCAATCACCGGGAGCATACGGGAGAAGGCCCCACCGATAGCTTCCACAGCAGGCATAATCGCAGGCAGCAGCTTACCGAACGCGGTAGCAACCTTCCCTCCCAGCTCTACCAGCTTAGGTGCAACCTGAGAAATTACCGGCTGCAAAGCCTGAAGGATATTAGCGCCCAGCTGACCGAGCATAGGCACCACCGTAGCAATAACCGGCTGCAAAGCCTGCACAATGCCCTGGAACGCCTGAGACAGCATAGGCATAATCTGGTCGATAGCAGGCTGGATAGCCTGCATCAACGATTCCCACGCGGCGCGCCCAGTCTCCGTTTGCGTGAAGAAGTAGGCGAGCGCACCTGCTACGATGCCGATAGCACCGACCAAAGAGGTAAAAGGATTAGCCTTCATCAGCCCAAATGCTTTGGAGAGATTGCCTGCGATGTTTGCGGCGGCGGTGTTGAAGGCGGTTTGTGCGGCAGTTGCCGCACGGACTGCAACCTCGTAGACGGAGGCGGCAGTTGCACCCAGCTGGTAGTTCCTTCCGAGTTCTGCGATTTCTCGGGCGGAACCTGCCCCGCTGGATAGCATTTTGAGTCCTTCGGCTACGCCCATAACGGTGTCCTTAGCCGCCGAAATGGTGCCCATAGCGGTGTTGTAGGATTCGATGGCGCTCTTCCCCAGCCCGATTGCGGTTGTCACGCCTTTGTATGCGGTGACGGCGGTCCCGAGCGCGAGGACGAGCCTGCCGACTCCCTGCTGGTGGTTTTCGATGAACTGGGAGAGCTGGAAGAGGCCAGTTGAGAGCAGACGGATAGAAGATTCGAGGATATCGAATGCACTCGTTGCTACGTTTGCGCCGTCCCCTGCTCCACTGAAGCTGGGGAGTACGGACTTGAACGCAACCGCCAGGGAGCCCACCACTCGGATAATATTCAGTGCAACCGAGACGAAGGAATGCAGCAGAGAAGGTAAGACGCTCCCAAGGAAGGCCCCTACCTTCTGGGCTACACCAACAATGCCCGCGCCTTGAGTCTGGAACGCGGAGGCAAACCGGGCAATCTCTTCACGGATAATCTCGAAGGTGACCGTGAAGCGCTTACCATCGCCCATGGTGGACTTGAAGCCCGCAGCAAAGGCGCTAATGGCTTCTCCAGCCTTGGTGATACCCGCCCCAATCTGTGCGCCGATAACCTTACCGAATGCTTCGACCGGCTTCATCCACCCCTGGAAAGCCAGGAAGAATTTGGTGAGCGCCGGATATATGCCGGTAAGGATGTTTGCACCGAAGCGACCGAGCGCAGCCTGTGCGTTGGCAAATGCGCCGGGCAGGGTGTTACCCATTTCAGTTGCCACGGTACCGGCTGCCTTCGTCATTGCCTTTTCGAAGGTCTCAAAGTTGATCTTGCCATCCGAGGCCATCTTGAAGACCTCTTCAGTAGTCTTACCCAGCTCGTCCGCGAGTGCCTGGTAGATCGGGATACCTCGGTCGGCTACCTGTGCCAGAACGTCATTCTGCGCCTTGCCCACAGAGGCGACCTTATTGTAGATTGCCCCCATCTCTTCCATACTGGAGCCGGAGGCAGCGGCCGAATTGGATACGGACTTCAGGACTGCTTCCAAGCGTTCGCCAGGCTGAATACCGGCGGCAACTGCACCGGCGGCCGCGGTTGCAGCTGCATCCAAACCGAAAGCGGTGCCCTTCACGGAAGCGGAGGCGTTATCCATAATGACCTTCACGCTATCCGCATCATTTCCCAGACCGCGCAGCTTAGCCTGCGCAACGTCAATCGCCTTGAGACGGTTAAAGCCCTTGCTAAATGCGGTGCCGAAGACCGCGCCCAGACTAATGCCTCCAAGTGCTTTGGTGACCAGCCCGGGGACAATGGAGCCGAACTTTGAGCCGAAACCAGCGGCTGCCTTTGCACCCGCGCTGTCACCTGCGGAGCCCATTTCAGCAATAATCTGGGCACCTGCACCCTTGGTAGAGGCGATAACTGAGACATATGCCTTTGCGAGTTCGTAGCCACCTGCCATGTTTCTTTCCTCTCCAAGGGGGTTAGGTTAGTCGCGTCTGAAACGGTGCTTTGCCTCTTCCAGACTGACCACAGTTGTACCGAATTTCTTCTTATCTGTGTCTTCGACACCCGGTCTGGGTATCGGTTTGGGGCGCCTGCGGTTCTTCTGCCCGTCTGCTGAGCGTTGCCAGTTGGCCACTGATAACTGGTCGTAGATTGCTGCCAGCAGGTGGTCGCTGATACTCCAACGCTGGTTGATGCTGCGCATGGTCGCAGAATCTTCCGGGAGGTACCGGATCAGGGACGCGGTCATAAGCACTCCGTAGCGGTGCAGGGTTTGCAGAAAGGGCGCCCCGTAGTAGCGGATACAGTCAACATCTATTTGCTCCCTATAGCCCCTGCGTAGGGACAGGAGCATTAGGAAGAAGGGTTCAGGCTCTCCATCAGTTCCATAAAGAACTTAGAGTATGCGGAGAACTTCACCTTGCCGTTTTCATCGCGCAGAGCGTCCTTGACAGCCTTCACGCCACCGTTGGTCACGATGGCATCGATGACGGTGTACATTGCCTTGGGGTTGCCGTTCTCGGACTCCACGAGGTCTTCCATCAGGTCTGCATCATCCATGGCGTCCACATCGATTTCCCAGGTGATACCGCGCAGCTTGACATGGCGCAGGTCCTTCTTGCCCTTACGCTTGTGGTCCTGAGGGCGTGCGATACCGTTTTCGTCAACGACCATATCGTTCTTGGCCATCTGTGTTTCTCCTTCGAGGTCTAAGGGGGGTGTGCTTCTTTTGGGTAAGGTTCTGTACTCTGCCCGCCGGTTGTTAGCGCCGGAGAAACACACAAAGCCTGCGCTATAAGGCAGGCAGAGTACAAGCTTGGTTGCTTACTTCAGGTACAGGTAAGCCTTCGCACCGGTGGCGTCCGGGGACGCGGTAACGGTCACCTGGTAGCCGATGGCCTCATCGGTCTTGTAGGTGATTTCGCCACGTTCGGTGACCTGACCGTCCGGAATGACGATTCGGATAGTCTTGTCACCGTCCAGTACATCCAGCACGTAGGAGCTATGCTCGGACTGTGCACCGGTGACCTTCACCGCGGTTGCGGTTGCGGTCGGGTCGGCGTAGTAGAGCTTGAGCACCTCTTCGCTGGTCTCAATCAGGGTGAACTGGAAGCTCACATTATGAGAGGTCTGAATCGTACGGACAATGTCGCCGTTCTGCCACGCCTTGATCTCGGACTTATCGGAGTCGATAGTCTGAGTTACGCCGTCTTCAGAGATATAGCCAAGGTCCTTGAACTTGGCATCAATTGCTGCGGCGGCGTTTGCCGGTGCTGCGGTCTTCAGCGGTGCCTTGTAGATTGCACCGGTGACGCCCACGCGCACATTAGAAGCGGTAAGAGCCATAATGGTTCCCTCCATTCATTGGGTTAGTTGGTTTTGATCGCAGGCTCCACAACGGTGCCCCTGTACGAGATTGCCCAGTTCTGCCGATACCTGGGCTGGTTCGATTCATCATCGGGCATCCACACAACTGCACCTACCGGGCGTGTCTGATAGATCGTGAATCCTTCATGGACGCCTGCGAGCGCTTTGAGGTTTGCTCTGATAAGTTCGGACATCTCATATGCTTCTCTATCCCCTGCAGGCTTAGAGCCCCATACATCCAGGACGAAAAAACGTTTACCGTGGACGGGGCTGTTGTCTTCGCCTCCGGAGGGTGTGAGGTGCACGAAGCGGGCTGGGCGTACGGTGGGCAGTCGCCCGACGTGTACGTCCAGCCCGGTGATCTGGTTGATGATGTGCCGGAGCGTTTTGAAGATGTCCTCGTAGAGGATGACTTCTGCCATTTACCAGCCTCCTACAGCTTTGGAGAGCGATGCATGTTTGCGCTCTTCTCTGATTCCGGCTGCGCCTGCTGGGTAGATGCGTGCCACTGCGGTTTTTGCGCCTACATGCACGCTGTGCTTGTAGTTCGCTCCGGCGCGGGCTTGGATTGCTGCGGCGTGCTCGTCAAGCAATGCCTGCATTTCGGGCGAAGTACGTAGCGCGTAGAACCCCGGTAGGTGTAGCTTCACTTTGGTTTTTTCTGCCATTGTTTAGCCTTCTACTCGTAGGAGGTTGATACGCACTGCGTTCTTGAACCCGAACGGACCGGTCGAGTAGTCTTCCGGGTGCCCTACGACTTCGAACGTCCCCGCTCCGGGGAGCAGTACCCTGTCACCTGGTGAGGCGAAAGGTTCGGGGGCGTATAGGTCGTAGTCACGGCGAATGCCGGTGTCCAAATCGCGCATGAGCTGGTCGGCGCCTACTGGTGCCCAGCCGTACACGGCAACTTCGGTTGGGTCGCCCCAGGCTTGGGGCTGAGCACCCCAACTGTCCTCCGTGTACTCCTCCAGAGGCATATGGCGTACTGTGTGCGAGGTGGTGAGCCAGTACATTAGCGCACCACTTCCTCATCGAGCAGGTCATAGACGAATGCTTTCTGAGAGCCCACCTTCAAAAGCTTCTTCTCTGCTTTGGTCAGGAAGAGAGCTCCGTTAGGGTTGCTGAAACTCACCTGCTGGTTGTACGGTCCTGCAGTCTGGGAAATGCTGGAGGCGCCGTCGGGGTAGGCTGATGCTGCCATGCCACGCTTGACCATGGCGCAGGCAACCATTCTCAGCACATATTCGTCCAGCTCCGCCCAGTGGGGCGCCGAGGCGCGGATAAGTGCCCCAGCATCCTCCAGGAGCACCTGGGCGGTTGCATCCGAGCCAAGAGGCATATCAGGCCAGCGAGCGCGTAGGTCTTCCGCAAGCACGAGCGGGTACCCGTTGTCCATGCTAGCCATCTACGTCTCCTTACTTGATGGTGTACTTAACGAATGCATCCTTGTCATGCAGCAGCCAGCCGTACTCTGCCTCGACACGCAGGGCAACCAGGTTGTTTTCCCAGAGGGAGGTCAGCTGGTTGTTGATGGTGACGGTTGCTTCGGTAGAGACGTCGTAGGAGATGCCGCCTACGGTGCCCCAGATTGCCTTGGAGAAGTCACCGCCGAAGCCTACGACGTTGCCTACGCCAACACCGTTACGCACACCCTTTGCGAAGAGGGCGGGACGGGAGAGCACGCTACCGGAGCGCACCGGGGAAGCAGTGTCCTGAGTCGGCGCGGAGACGAACAGGGGGCGGCCGGTAGTGTCTACGCTGGTGTTGAGCTTGGGTTCTGCATAGGGGTCGAACAGGAAGCCGGTCAGCTCCTTGTTGTCCTTAACCAGCAGGTCCAGGCCGGCGTTCAGGTCGGCGAACATGCCGCCCTTGTTATCTGCCGCGGTGCCCAGAGCCACGGTCTTGCCAGTGTTGGTCAACGCCTGGCCTGCGCCGAAGGGGGTGTTGGTGCCGTGCAGTACTGCTGCATCGAAGGCCTCTGCAATTGCTTCAGCAACCTGGTCACGAACCAGGGACATGAAATTGCCAGGGTTAGAACGGACAACCTCTGCGGAAATCGGGACGATTGCCGCAATCTTCATGGGCTTCATGGTCTTCAGACCCAGACCCGCGTTGGTGCTCTCCTTACGAGCACCTTCGGCAACCCACTTAGCGGTTGCCTTGGAGGTAACCACAGGGACCTCGATACCGGAGGCGCCCAGGGGTACCTGTCGTACCATCTGCTGAACAGCAGAGACACGCTTAATGTCTTCGAAGTAGGCTTCTGCCATCTCGGGCTTGAGGAAGCCGGAAAAATCGGTGGTGGTGACTGCCTTATTGACGGCCATGGTCACCCTCCTTTCACGTTTTGTGTCTTTGTCTTTTACAGCCCCAGAGCCTTACGGAATGCTTCTGCGATTCCGTCGCTGTTCAGTGCCATGTTCTGGGGTTCAGCAGCACCGGTCACAACAACACGTGCCGGTTCTGCTGCAGGGGTCTGGATAAGCTCCGAAAGCTGCTTAGCGTGTGCAACCAGCTCCTCTTCGGTGTCTCCGCGCAGGGCGTCGGCGGGGACACCATACTCAGAGGCCGCAGCAGCTCGCCATGCACGCACCTGGTTCTCATGCTCCACAGCGCTCAGTCGAGCCTCTGCGGTCTCTGCACGCTCAAGAAGCTGGTCCCAACCGGCAACACGCTCCTTGAGCTCCGCATAATCGGAGTACTTGGCACGCTCACGCGCCAGACGAGCATTGAGCACCTTGTTCAGCTGCGCCTGGCTGGTAATAGGCTCAAAACCATTACCAGGCTCTGCTGGTGCCTCTGCGCCCTCCTGAGTAGTGCTCTTAGGCTCTGTAACCTCAGCAGGTGCGCTATTTTCTTCACTCATACAAACCTCCAAAAAGGGGTACACCAAAACCCCGCACACGAGAACCGCGCACGGGGTTTTGTCAATGGATCATCACCGGGCATTTCACCACCGCCCGTACAGTGGAAAACTCAAAAATGGGTACACAAAAGCCCCGTGCACGCACACCGTGCACAGGGCTTCTAATTATATAAATCTAACGCTCTAGGAGGTCTAGATGAGCCTCATAGTCGAACTCTTCAGTAGCGTAAGTCCACATACTCTCTACCAAATCATCAGGCATAAATTCATGATCCGCCAGCACCGCAACATCATACGGAAAAGTAACCTTTTGCTTCACAAAATCACCAATAACGCTAGCAAGAGCCAACTCCCACTCACCCGCATTATCAAATTCTTCGACAAAAGGTCGTGTCCGCTCCTCCAGGGCACGGGTTCGCATAACAGCGGATAGAATCTTAGCTTTTTCCCAATCCAACATAGTCTTCAGCTTCTTTATTCTCAATCGGATAAAAACTCCGTACAGACACTGTACCATTTTTCATTTGGTACACGCATCGCACTATACCAATACCAGGTACATCCGTATGACCTTGATACGTATCTGGATAAATACCTGGGTCCCAGCTTTTTCTATCGTTTTGAACCGAAGCAAGAAGCAACAAAGCTATATCTTCAGGATCTAACGTACCAAAAGTAGTAGGAGCGTTCCCGCCCATCCCATGACGGGCCAAAATATGCTGCCAACGCCCAGGCCTCAACAACTCCAAAAACTCAGGCCATCCTGACGAATAGTCCCGCAGCACCTTAGGCATCTGAACACTCTCACCCCGGCCACGGTTATACATCTCCCGCCATGACGAAGCCACCTCCGCCAACGAAGGAGAATACCCATGTTTCCCTTGCTTACTCTCAATCACAGCATCACGAGCAGCCTCATACTGGGCATACAATGCATCAGGGTCATACCCGGCAATCTTAGGAGTCTTCTTACCCCACGCAGGCACAATCTGACAATCACAATCAGCATGCCACTGTCGAGCAGCACCCGCAGACTGGGCATCCAGATACACCCACCCGCGAGAAGCTAACATCAAACACCATGCACATGTTTGACCATGAGGAATGCGCGCCCACCGCGGTTTCTTCGGGTCAGAATCAGCAGCGCGAACAATGCTCTCACGCCCAAGCTTCTTCACCAAACGGTCAAGAACCCCATTCAAAGGCTTAAGAGCCTTATCCAGGTCCTCACCTTTCATTAGCTCTCCCAATGCCCACCGGGTCGAGGCGTGAACCACGTCCTCCGGTAGTTGCGCAGGAAGGGAGGGCTGGAATCCGTCATCAAGCCCCACAGCCTCAGCACGCAACGCAAGATACCAACCCAGTGACTCCACCGCAGCAGCGTCTCCATAGTCAGAGACCAGCCCGTACATGCTCTCCAGCATGACCTCACGCTTCATCTCATCCGGGGTATCGATAAGGGCTTGGGCAATCTCTGCCAGGTCGCGGCGCGCACCTTTCACAATCTCATTGAGCGTATCCGCAAGTACAGATACATCAGTACGCGCCACCATGGAATCACTCCTTTACAAGCTCTTCTACCCCATCTGGGCCAAGTGCCTCTTTGGGCGTAGATTGACGAGAAGACACCAGCTGCGCGATGGTTTGAGAAGCCTGCGCACGACGTTTATCCGCCCACAGACGTTGGATGCTCGCATCGTCATACCCAAGCTTCTCCAGGATGACCTGAGACTCAGCCAGCCACGGCATAACCTGCACCTGCTTCAGCACGGCATCAGCAGCAGCCGAATCCGACACATGCACCGTCGGGGCAAACCACGGCTCTACCAGCGACACACCCTCAGTAGAGCCCTCCCGCAAAGCAACAGACAGCAACGCCACCTGCCGCAGAGACTGCTTGAACCCACGAATCGCGCGTTCAGCCGCCAAACGCAAAGGATCACGCTGAGACTGAATCGCCGAGTCACTCGACGGATTATCCGAAGGGAAACCCAACTCATCGAGCGGAATCTGAGACTCCGCAGCCAGCAAAGACGCCCACTGACGCAACTGGTCAGTATGCGGCTGCATGCTAATCTGCGGGAACTGCCCCACGGTCGGAACTTCACCTTCTTCATCCCTGCTGATAGTCAGCAGTCGAGAGGTCAACGCGGACCATTTCGAGCCAGTCAGAGCCTCTTCATCAGCACCAAGCATGTACCTCTGCGGGGAGGCATAGAATTCCGCGCCGATTTCCGAGCGAACAATCGTGCGGATTGCCGAATCGGTCAACGACATAACCGCCTTAGAGATTCGCGAGCGCCCAAAAGGATTGCGCAGGTCAGCCCCCACAATAATGGGCACCAGCAGGGGGCGGCCGGTCTTGTTCGGAATGACCTCAACGGCGGAGCGTCCTGTGGTGTCATCGAAGACTACCTGCACGGTCTTATCTGCAAAGTACGCGACAAACTCGGTCGGGATGAACGAGGTGGTGCCGTCCTTGCGGATTTCTGAAACAGTCAGACCAGCTGAGAGCGAGCGCGTGCGGGGATTCCAGATTCCAGTTGCCCAATGCGCGGAGCGAGGAAGCCAGAGCACTTCGGGTTCACCCTTGCTGGGGTCTCCTTCAGTCACTGTGATAAAGGCACAGGAGTGGATGAGCGCGCTACTGACAGCCTGGGAGAACGCCTCCTGGAAACCGTTGTCGGCTACAAGAGCGTTCAGCCCGTGCGGGTCGTCCTCTTCTGAGGTGGATACGAACCGTTCGAAACGGATACGGTCTGCCAGTACGTCAACGACCTTGCCCGGCCAGCCGAGGACGGACCCGATATTCAGGAACTGCCGTGGGAGACTAATTCCGAGGTCTCGGAGCGTCATCTTCTGGTCGTAGTATGCCTGTCGCTGAGCGTTCATGGCTCGCTTGGAGCCGAGCTGGTCAATCATCGCCTGTACCTGGCGACGCTCAGTCTCGGTGAGGAGCTCAGCAGGGATTGCCTGCACGCTAGGAATATACGCGGTCATACGCTAATCACCTGCTTTCTCTTGATGGGGTTACGCCGTGTGACTTTGGCACCCCAGTAGGCTAGGGTTGCTGCTTCGAACATCGTGACGCTACCGCCTTCTGGTGCTTGCCAACCGAAGCCACCGCGGTTGCCAATCTTTCGCCTGGAGGCGGCAAGTACCTGGACTGTCATTTCTGGCTGAGCGCTATGGGCAACGTCGTGGCTGATAACAGCCTGATCGAACATAGCATGTGCCGCAATGACCTGGTCTAGGGAGGGCTGCCAGATAAGCTTTTTGTTCTTCACCCCGGCGTCTTGGAGCGCCTGAATCAGATAGCCCACGCCTGATTTGCCGTCAACAACGATTTGGGCTGCGCGCTCCTGCTTGGACGCAAGGAAATCGACAAGCCAGCCGGTGCCTGCGGAGAGCGGCTCGGAACGGATACCCTCGATGAACACGGGCCCCTCTTCGGGGCGGCGTGCCACAGCGAGCGCAACCTCCAACCCGTCCGGCGAGAAACGCACACCGTACACGTCACGACCGGTTTCTGGTGCAGTACCTTCCAATGCGTTCCACGCGTCCGGGGTGAACGCGTTGGTCACGCCTGCCAGCTCATCCCAGACTCCAAGGGCTTCACGACGGAAAGACTCATCAGAGCCGAGCATTTTACGCAGTCGCCCAAAAGCTGTTGCGCTAGTGCGCTCCGGGTAGGACGGGTTAGCTTTTGCCCACTGCCGCTTATCATCCAGGCGCCCATCGGGGTCCGCAGAGAACTCTACGTACAGGGTGTCTTTATCCCCCTTGAGTGCATCTTCTCTGCGCTGCCGGAAGACTTCGCCCGGGTCGTTGGGACGCGGAGGAGTGCCCAGCATAATCACCAGACCGTTTGGGGCCGCGTTGGTCGCCGGAACCATATCATCCATGGCTTTCTCAGAAAGAATCTGCGCCTCATCGAAGACCAACACGTCAACCTTTGCAAAGCCACGACCGAACCCGTTCTCTCTCGCACCGAAGAGGATTCGGGAACCATTGGCGAACTCAATACCTTCAGAGCCTGCTGCGCGGTGCACATGCCCGATGAACGGCATAATGTCCGGCTTATTCGCAATCCCCTGCATGGAACGAAACGTCTCATTATGGGTACGAGCACGGTGAGCAGACCACAGGACAAATGTCCCGGGAAACGCCACACACAGCCCGAAGATGAGACCAGCAATGGTGTGGGTCTTACCCACCTGACGCGGCAGGGAAAACACCGCACCACCAACGCCACACGCATAGATACCATCTGCACGCTTTGCCACCAGGAGCTTCCCCAGCGACATCTGCCAGGTGTCCAGAGGATAGCGCATACGACGAAGAGCCTGCGCCAGATGAGGCCAGGCTGTTGTTTCAATGCCTGCTGGGATAACTAGGTGTCGCGCAAGGTCAGAGAGCTTGCGGGTCGAAAGCGACGTCTTCGACATGCCCTGCCTCCCTAGCTTCGACACCAAGGGTCTCTTCTAGGGTCTCCAGCTCTTCAATCTCTTTCGTCAAGTCCTGGTAACGGCGTGCGAGCGCAGCAAGGTCACGCGCTAGCGTGTTGGGGTGTTCCAGATGACCTGCAACGATACGCCTCAAAATTCGTAGCTCTGCAAGGCGACCAGCTCCAGCATCAATGGCGGAGACCAATTCACCTTCTGCTCCGTGCGCTACAGGAGGCAGCTGCTTAGGCTTCCCGCTTTTACTCACGGCCATCCCCCTCTCACTATGTGGAAAATCAGCGCAAAAATATCGCTATCGCCGTAGGGCGCGACCTCATCTCCCCGGGGAGGGGTACCTCCCCTACCGTTGTTTGCTTTTAGGCTGTTCACTCTTGACTCCAGGGTCCCCCTTTTTTGACGGCTGATGCCATGGACGGGTTTGAGAGGGCTAAAGGATCAGTGTTGTTTTTGGTCTAAGCGGTTCTGCGATTCGTATTGTCTTGAGAGCTTGAGAGCGTTTGCCTCCAAGCTTTCCGCCGAGTTTCTGGTTGCATTGTCGGCAGATGACGCGAACGTTTTCCGCTACATCTTTGCCGCCTTCGGCGTGTGCTGTCACGTGGTCAAGCTCCGGACTATTCGGTTGCTTGCTCCGGTGCCAGTCGTAGGCGACGCCACAAATAGGGCAGAGCATGTCGCCGCGTTCGAAGGCTGCGGCGAGTTCTTGTTTTCGGAGGTTCTTCCAGCGGGCGGTGCCGGTGCGGCTGGTCGCCATTGCTTCTTCCCTTCTCCGTTATTTATTTGTGGGGTGGTGGTTGCTGCCGATGGTGGCGGTGATGATTGCGGCGGGGAGCATTTGTTTGCTTTCTGGTACGGGTGGAGCCCCTGTCCTTATTTGGGCAGGGGCTCCGACTAAAGTGACTACACGCTGTTGCTAACCATCGAGTGTGTTGTCTGTGATCCGCCGCGTCATGGCCCCCCTGTTTGTTTTTGGGCACCATGAAGCTGGGCCACAGTGTACACAAGTTTTTAGGGGTTTGCAATGAGTGCGGTGCGGATGTTGTCGATGCCGTGCCAGGTGGTTTTGCATGCGGCGCAGATGGCGGTTTCGGCGCGTAGGTGGAAGTGGATTGCTTCGTCTACTCGTTGTCCGCCTTCGTTGGTTTCGGTGATGACCCATTCGGCTGCGCAGTTGGGGCAGGGGACGCGGATTGGGATGGTGGTTTCGTCGAGTGCTTTGATGGCTTCGCGCCAGCCGGTGAGTTTGGTGGTGGCGTAGTCGTGGTCGACGTGGTGTGCCCAGTTGGTGAGCTTGTCGGCTAGGGTGGCGCTCTTGGGTGCCTGCTGGGTGGCGGGCAGGTCGTACCTGATTTGGTGTTCGACGGCGGCTTTGATGAGGAGGGCTTGGTCGTTGCAGGGACTGGTGGATTTAAATCCGCCCCCGCCGGGCCCAGCGTTGGGGCGTTCGGTGATGGCGTGTTCGAGTTGCTGCAGGAGTGGTAGGGCTCGGGTGTAGATGGTGGTTCCGTGCCAGGTGTGGGTGGCGAGGTGTTCGTTGGTGAATTCGTGGAGGAGTGAGTCCAAGGAGAGCATGGTGTTTCTGGTCCTTAGTGTTGTGGGTGGGTTGGTGGTTCGGGCTGGTGGTGCAGGGGTGTGATGACGATGAGGAGGCCGGGGTTTTCTTTGCTGAAGCCGCCGTGGTGTAGGTGGGGTCCGTCGAGGTGTTCGTGGTTGTCGTCTGGGAGGAGTCCGGCGGTGACGTAGGTGTCGATGAGTGCTTTGGCGGTTGGGTAGAGGTTGGCGGGGTCGTAGCGGCCTCGGCGTGCTTTGTAGATCCAGATGTCGATTTGGGCGTGTTGGAGGGTGGGGATTTGGTGGCTGGGGTGCTCTTGTTTCCATTGGTGGATGTCGTGGTTGGCTGCGTGTTTCCATTGGTCGGCGTTTTTGCGGTAGGTGCGCCAGTGGGTGCCGTTGGAGCGGTTGATGGAGAGGAGGGTCTTTCCGTCGAGGGGGACCCAGCGGAGGATTGGTTTGGCGTGGGGGGTCTTTTTGAGGGTGACTGCTGCGGGTGGGGTGTTAGAAGGGTGGGTGGTCATTGGTGGTGGTGTCCTTTCGGTGTTGGTTGAGTATTGGGGTGTAGCCGGGGGCTGTGTAGTGGCAGATGTGGTGGGGGGCTACGGTGATACCTGGGGCTGGTGGTGCGTGCAGTTCGTTGAGGTGGAGTGCTGTGTCGGTGGTTTCGATTTGGTAGGCGCGTCGTCCTTGGTGGAGGGTGGCGCGGATGATTGCCGGGTTGGTGGTGGTTGTGGGGTCTGCTGTGGTGGGCATTGCGGTGGTGGGTCCGGTGAGTCCGGTGAGGATGAGCGCCCTGCAGCGGGTGCAGGTGTTGATGTGTGCTTGGCGGGCTTGGCGGGGGTTGGGTTGGGTGTTTTGTTCGTGTCGGATCCATTCGGGGGTTCCTGGTGGTGGTGTGGGGAGTTGGTCGAGGAGGTCGGGCTGTTTTTTGGCAGGTTTTCGGGGCATGGTGGGTCTTTCGGGGGGCGTGGAAAAGTTGTGAAGCTGGCTTTTTTGCCTTGTCGGTGGGTTTTCAGCTTCACAAGCTTCACAGGTCTCTATATGCATGGCTGTAACGGGTGTGTGCGCGCGTGTACGTGTTTGTCATCTACTTGTAAAAGTTGTGAAGCTTGTGAAGCTGATTTACGGTCTGACTTGGGAAAACCTCAGCTTCACAAGGGCTAAAAGTTGTGAAGCTGTTGTGAAGCTTGTGAAGCTACCAGATGTCGGCGTCCTTGAGCTGCAGGCCACCGTACAGCCGGGGGCCGCTGTTGATTTGCGGGGGTGCGTCTCGACCGACCAGCACCCCGTGCACCTTCAACTGGGAGGCGAGCGCCCTACCCTCGACCGGCTTCAGTCCCTCTTCGGCACACCACACCCGGTAGGCCTGGCGTAGGTCGGTGACCGGTACCGTGTAGTGCTTGTTGCCGGGGTAGAGGTCGCATTTGGCGGCGAGGAACTGGCCGACCGTGTCCTGGCTACTCTTGTAGGCTTCGGTGGCGGCGCGGACTGCTTCGGGCGGCTGTAGCCCGTCGCGGAAGTATGCGACGGCACCTTGGATGATCCATGCGAGCACTGCCGCCGCGTCGGCACGCAGCTTCTCCGGCAGGAGTTCGTCCCGTTCTTCGGCGGGGACGGTGTGGACGAACGGGACGAGGTTCATGCGCCTCCACACGGACTCGCCGCCGTCTTCGACTGCGGGTTGGTGATTGCCCATCAGGTGCAGGTGGTGGGTGGGGGTGAATTCGAAGAAGTCTTTGTTCATGAAGCGGGCGGTGATGCGGTCGCCGCCGGTGAGCATCTTCAGCTTTGCTTCATCGAGGGTGTCGGTGGCGTTGGTTTCAGAGCCGACGACGAAGCGTTTGCCGTTCAGTCGTGCGAGCTCGGTGGAGTGTTCGCTGAAGGGCTTCTTCATCAAGAATCCGGCGGGTAGGGTTGCAGCGTAGTCGCCGAGTGCGCCGGTGATTGCGTCGTAGTAGACGGACTTGCCGTTGCCGCCGGTGCCGTAGGCGAAGGCGAAGACGTGCTCACGCTGCAGGCCGGTCGCACTGTAGCCGGCGAGGCGCTGCATGTACCCGGTGAGGGCGGTGTCGTGGTTGAAGGTGGTGGCAAGGAAGCGCTCCCAGGTGGAGCTGGTGCCTGCGGGTGCCACGGCGGTTTGCTTGGTGTGCATGCGGGTTGGCGTGTGTGGCATGAGTTCTCCTGTTCTGAGGTTGATAATGCCTGCGGGGGTGTTCAGCTCGTCGTGGTGGGTGTCGAAGGCTGAGGCGGGCACTGCGATGGTGGGCTGGACTTTGAGTAGACCTAAGAGGGCGGTGGAGCCGCGGTGACTGCGGGCGTAGCGGATGAGTGCGTGCGCTTCCTTGTCGGGTTTGCCTTCGTCGGTGACGGGTGGTTTGAGCGCGGCTGCGAAGTTCAGGAGTGCGAGTTTGGTGTCGCCTCCGGTGTCTGGCTGTTCTTCCCAGCGGGTGCCGGTCCAGTGGTAGAAGCGGCCGCGATCAACGTTGTAGCGGATGTGGTTGTTGAAGAGGTGGGTGAAGGCTCGGATGAGTCCGAGTTCGGTCCAGTCGGTGATGGTGGCGCCGTCACTGCTGGCGGTGGTGGGTTCTTCCGTGGTGGTTGCTGTTTCGGGTGCCTGCTCCCCCACCGTCTGCACCTCTGCCGGTGCTTCTGTCGTGGCGGGTGGGGGTGTGGGTGGTGCCGGGTGGCGTGCGGGTAGGATGTCTGCGAGTTTCACGGTGATGGGTGCTTTCTCACCAAAGCCTGCGGCTGCGAGGGCGCGTGCGGCGGCGGTGTCGTCGCCTGCATGGTTGAGCAGTGAGTAGGCGCGGAATTTGGTGATGGGTTCTTCAACAGGGAAGTCGGGGACGGATGAGGAGAAGACGTAGAGGCGGTCGCGGTCGTCGGCGTGTCCGGTGGATGCGGAGTGCCCGTCGCGGGGGTGTTTGCCGGGGCGGGTCCAGAAGCGCTCGCCGCTAGAGAGGGTGGAGTGGAGGGTCCAGCCGTGGGGGGTGAGGATGTCTGCCCAGTCGGTCTTTGCTTCGTAGTCGTCTCCGGGCTTCAGACCGCCCTCAGAGGCGCTTACAGGGGCTACAGGGGTGTTGGTGCGGGCGGGGTTGCTAAAGAGGCTTACAGGGGCTTCTGGGGTTTCGTCGAGGGTGTCGGTGATTGCCTTGTGGAACGCGGCACGCTCAGTCTCGGTGATGGTGGGGACGGTTGCGGGGCCGCCGGCAAGGATCTGCCAGGGGTTTCCGGTCTTGTGATGCGAGCCGGGGGTGGGTGCGGCAATGAAGTAGCCGCCTTCGCCGCGGGTCTCTGCCAGGACTTCACCGGCGGCGTTGCGTGCGAGTTTGGTGTTGCCGGGGACTTTTGCGCCCGCCTCGAGGCGGTAGATCCAGTGGAAGCCGCCGGAGGGTGAGAGTTCGAGCCAGCCGGCGTTGAGGCGTTCCCAGAGCTGGGCGTGGCCGCGCTCGGTCATGGTGGCGGCAATCTTGGGGAGGTCGGCTGCGGCGCGTCCTTCGATTTCGGTCATTTCGAGGCGGTCGGATGCTTTGCCGGTGACGATGGCGATGCCGAGGTTACGGGGGTTGCCGTCCTTGTACCATTCGTTGATTTCGGTGAGGGGTGCGGGGGCGGTCTGGTATGCCTTCCAGGGTAGGGCGGGGGCTTTGGTGCCGTCGGGGCGGGTGGGGATGATGGAGAGGGGGTGGTTGCGTAGGTGGAGGGCGGTTTCGAGGGTGACGGGGGTTCCCATGGCGT